ATCATTTAACCAAGACAGAAATTTACTATCATAGAAGTTTATTTGTCCATTTAAACTTTCATCTTTTATTTCCTCATCCCCCGGCACTTCAATCGGGAGGGCAAGGATTTCGTCAATTTTCCCTTTGTAGTATTCCGTTTTGATTAACTGATCGAAATTTGGCATTCCGACTTCTGAAGCGTCCATGCCTGCCTTGAAAAATTCAAGAGCGAAGGCTATTAACTGTTCCTTTCGTGTTTTCATAGTCCTAATTCGGTTTTTAATAATTGAATTTTAATATACAATTTACCCATTTCACCTGTTGGGTCTATTTCAAGATCGTAAAAAACATCACAGGATACTTCGTATAACTTATCCATTACTTCAATCAACTCCTTATACTTCTCAATCTGCTCAGATTGAAGGGCGAGGATGGCATCAATCTTATTTTTGTAATAGCTGGTTTTAATTAACTGATCGAAATTTGGCATTCCGACTTCTGAAGCGTCAAGTCCTGCCTTGAAAAACTCAAGGGCAAAGGCTATTAGTTTTTTTCGTGTCATCTTATTCGTCTGTTTTAGGTTCAAAATATCCGTTTCGTATGCCGTCAGCAATATCCTTGTAGGCAAAATACTTGCCCTTGTGTTCTCCTCTTACAAGATCTGTCAGTTCTTCTCTAAGCCAATAATCCCTGTGAATCCTCATGTTTGTTTTACAATGAGACAGGATAGTTGATACTGTGTCGTCTGTCATCTTCTTTGATTTATCGGTTTATACTTCCCCGCCGAGAGGGGGGTTATTTGTTAATTATTTCTCAATGATCCCAAAATTTACAGATTTCTGCTTCAGCTTTTAATGGTACTATTTTACAATATACTAAACCAGCTTTAGCCATACAATCTTCTACAACTTTTTTCATAATTTTTCCCATATATTCAGGACATTCAAGTAATATTTCCATTTATGTTACGATACTGTCGATTCCACAGTATCTCTTATACTTTCATATAAGATCAGACTATATCTTCTAAGATAATTTTATCTAATAAAACTCCCTTCATTTTATTAGATATTATCCTAGGTGTGCTTTTCAACTCCTCTTGGAGTTTACTCCATTTCTGGATAGTCGTTGAACTCCAAATCTTATAAGAATAACAATTTACATAATACTTTTCTAAAAACTTAGATATTTCGTAAGCACCTTCATATTTACTTACTCTTAAATAATAAAAAATTCTTCCATCTTGTTTGGTTTCTCTAGTTGTTTTAGCAAATATACCAAATTTTCTAAGATGTGGAATAAAAACATCTTCTTGTATTTCTTGAGAAACATTCTGACAATTTATATTATAGAATAATTTTGTTTTATGAAGACTTCCATCATCATAAATCCATAAAGCTATTCCTAAATCATCTAGTAATTTTATAGAATTTTCTAAATCTAAATTTTTAAGATATGTAATTTCTGGTAATTGTCTAGTAGTTAAACAATAAATTGGTTTATTAGAATAACCATTTGTAGGATTAAAACTAATATTAAATGCTATATTGTCTAATAACTGTTGTTTGAATTCTAGATACTCTTTATAAATACAATTAGTTGAATATTTAGAATTACTAAATTCATTTTTAGGAGTAGTTAAACAACCATCTCCAAATTTACCAGTTAATAATACTTGTAATTGTTCTCTTGTAAGATTCAAAAGCTGCTGATTGTCCATTTTTATACATATTAAATTATGTACAAAGATAAATATAATTTTTGACGTTTCCAAATTTTTCACAAAATTTGTGTAGTTTATATTTCTTTAGGATTTTCCAGCAATTAACACACTTTATACACAACAATTTTGTTTATCGTGTATTACATTAACAAATTTAACTATTCCAATTAAATTATTAGATATTATATAGTTAAATATAAATATACAAGCCATTTTAGTAATTTCAGCACTTGAACCCTGGATTGGATAGTTGAGTGCCATTCTACTTATATTACCTCTAAGTTTGAAATATTTACTTACATCAGACTTTAATGTTCTTCTATATAGAAGAGAATCTAACCTCTTCTCTTCACGATATTTTTCCCAAAATCCATGAGAATTTACTATCTTCTCTTTATCTCTGAATTTATCTATAAAACTTATAAAGCATTTACTCTTACTTATGTCATTAAATAAAATATAACCATCTCTTATTGCTTGAGCAGTTGCTTTCTTAAAATAATCAGATACTCCAGGAAATGCTTGGAAATAGGAGTTATAAATTTCGTCTCCTTCTTCTCTGGAGAGATTAAGATTGTCTGAAATAGTACTTCCATCTCCTCCATAGTTAATTGCGAAGCCAGCAGATTTAGCAATCTGTCTTTCTTTCTTATATTCATTTTTAATAGTTTTTAAATCAATATCTTTTAAATATGGAAATATCTTAGATGCAATATAAGAATGCATATCTCCTAGTTTATCCTCATAAAACTTAAGAATATCAGGATCTTGGGTAAAATTAGCAAATACAATCTGTTCTTGACCAGAATAATCTGCGTCTATAAAAACATTACCCTCTTCTGGAACAAAACACTCTCTCTCATAAATATTACCTTCTACTCTTTTATCTTTATCTGGGAGTCTTGGGATATTTTGGAGGTTAATAGTTTCTTGTCCTCCCATTTTACCTCCCGAAGAGAGTCTACCAGTGTCAAGAATTTGAGTAAACTGAGTATGTATTCGTCGTGTAATAGTGTTAATCTTTTTAAGAACTGTTTCTCCATAAGTACTTAATATTTTTTCCTGTTGTTTATATTTTAGATATATAGGAATTATAGGAGATTTATCTAGTTGTTTCTCTAATATACTAGCTTCTACCGAATCTTTAGTTTCACCAGTCTTATCATCTACCACTTCTGTGTTGACTTCCAGGGTTTTAAAGAATTCCACAACTTGGCTGGGAGAAGACCAAGATATAGTAGTGTACTTGGTATTATCAAAAAGATCCAACTGAGCATCAATGAAATTATTAAGATTATTATCAATAATCCAATTATTAAGCTCATCCAGACTTTTTTTACAATCTTTTTCATTTTGTAATAGTTTAAGTTTCCAGAGATCAGAATCTAAATAAATTCCAGAGTATTCTATGTAAGTTAATACTTTAACAAATTCATTTTCAAGACTCATTGATCTAATAAGATCATATTGTTTTAATTTAGCAACCTGAAATGACTTTATTAATCCTAAATATTCAGTATCTTCGGCTGCATATCTTATAACTCTTTCAGTTAATCCCTCTCTATGAATAGTTCCTCTAATTGACTTATTAAGTTGATGACCATTATACCTTAATAAAGTTGCTTCAAGACTTCTTCTTACAGATTTATCTCCTTTATAAATAACACATTCCCCTAAATAGGTATCCCATATTCTAGTAGGATAGATGTTATTATGATATAAAAATTTAAGATCAAACTTAGCATTATGTATTATTAACAATTTACTTTTTAATAGATCTTCTACTATATTAATAGGATATTGACTAGCATCAACAACAAATTGATTTTTATCATCTCCTAACTGATATGTAAGAAGTTTACAAAGGTATGGATCAACGTTATGTTAACTTACACTTCTTATTTGTGTAAGACCAGACTATATCATTATCTTTCTCTTTCGAGTTAAGATAGTGGACGCTTATTCCGGTTATTAAGAGGACTTTACCTCTCCGGTAGTCGTTGCACCTTCATTAGATGTATCTAATGCTTGGCTCAGGATTGGCATCTCAGCTTTCCCTGAATTCATCCACTTTGCTACTCCCATTTCTGGAGGTAGGGGCTTGCATCTCTTAAAATACAATCCTTTATAGGGAATATTATTCCTTATAGAGTAATGTATTTTATCATTTCTTAACAAAGTTCCTTTTTTATTCTTGGTAGAAATAATTATAGTAGGTATAATATTATTAGAATTTTCACTCCACTCACACAAATCTATACAAGATCTAAATATAACTATTAAATTTTTATTAATATCATATATTTCTATAGAAGAAAATATTTTTCTTCTAGTTTCGCTTATTTGTGGGCATTTTATTCCTTTATTCCATGATGGTTTACCTATCAAATGATTCTTTTGAACTTGTATTTCACCATTTTTATACCTACGTTTTAATGTATTTGATATTTTATTAGTAGTATCTAAAGACCTTATATGTCTATATACATTAGGATCTAAATTATAACCAATATTTTTTTCAAAACATCTTAATTTTGTAATATATTCTTGTTCTTTTTCTAGAATTAATTTTTTATTATCTATTATTTCAAGTATAGAAAACTCAAAAGAATCACCTCCATATTTATTATATGCAGATTGTAAATAAGCATTAGGATGCCTATTAGATTTAAGCATTTCTCTGTGTTTTCTAAGTCTCATTAGAAAAGAATCTCTAGTACTACCAATATAAAATTTATTATTTACTAAATTAGTAATTTTATAAATACCTATTTTACGCAAATCATCTTCGTTATTAATAATTATTTTCATATACTTATTTTATTCAAAGATAATCATAATAATTTAGATATCCAAACTATTTTTGTTAAAAAATGTTAATGTTTAAGTTTACCCAGTTGTTTCTGTATCAAAACTTATTTCATCTTTATCAGAAAAATATTCTATTAAGTCTTCTATTGTAGAAGATCTAATATTAATATAATCTACTTTATTGCCTATTAAATATATCATAATTTTTTATTATTTTAATTTTTATTCACAACGAGAGTTACCACAATTTTTACATATACTACATCCACCCTCTAAAATTAGTTCAGATCCACAATCAGGACAAATAGACCCTTTTATCAAATTAGTTTTTATATACTTTTTTAAAGTTCGTGCAATTGCTTTACTAAAAGATGTTATATCTCCTTCAGATTTATTTAATTGTATAATACCAAATTCAAGTATAGCACCATGACGTAATGCCCATGAAATAGTCCTTGTAAGAGCTTCTTCTTCTTGAGACATGTTATGTGTTATATCTTCGATAATAGTCTCTCCTGTGAGAGATATGAGATCGTAGCGGCCTTTTTTTACCTTACGAAGTACTCCCCTCTCTATTGGGATTTTCTCTATCGTTCCATTAACTGCAAATACTTCATAAGGTTCGTCATCCATTAATCCTATAAATACTTTCCAGGGACGACCTTTAGCCATTATGTTATGAACATCACATATGAGATCTTTAGGTCTTTTAGGGGCGTTGTATTTATTAAATTTAACTTCTTTTTTAGTAGTTAAAACTCCTTCTCTACTACCATCACGATATACTGTAAGACCCTTCAAGCCCTCAGACCAAGCAGTATAATATAATTTTGATACCTGATCTTCAGTAATATTTTCAGGTAAATTATATGTTACACTTATAGAATGATCTATATATGGTTGTATAATAGTTTGTAATTTAAGTTTAACATATGGATCTATTTCATGTGCAGAAGAATTTTTGTAAGGAGATTCATCACCCCAAGCTTTTAAATCTTGACCACTCATTTCATCTGCATATACATTTGCATTGCTTTGAATCTCTATAAAAGTTTTAAAATTAGGATGAAATACTTCATATTCTTCCCACCAGTCTCCTTGTGTATCTTGAATTTTTTTATTAGGATTATCTGCAGTTACTTTCCTTTTACGATAGTATGATAGTGCAAATACAGGTTCTATACCACTGCTTACTTTAGCAAGCATACTTATACTACCAGTAGGAGCTATAGTAAGATTAGCTATATTCCTTCTTCCAAATTTAATATACATATCTAGATATTCAGAAGATAATCTTTCTTTTATTCGTAATATAAAGGGATTTTCTTTTTCGATATCTTTATTCCAAATTGGGAAAGCATCTCTTTCTTTAGCCATTATAATAGAAGAAGTATAAGAGGCTAATGACATTACTTTTAATATTTCATTAGATACTGAGATAGACTCTTCACTACCATATTTTATACCTAAAGCTGCAAAGGTGTCCGCTAATCCCATTAATCCTAAACCCGTTCTTCTACCTAATAAAAGTTTTGATCGTACTAATTGCCATGTTTTAAGTTCTACTTCTTTAATTTCAATGTCTTCAGGATCGCTATTTATTTTAGTAATGATATTTGTTATTTTTTCTTCTTCAAGATCAATAATGTTATCCATCATTCTTTGCATGTTAATAACATCATCATAAAACTTAGAATAGTTAAAATAAGATTTAGATGTAAAAGGGTTTTTTACATATGCAAATAAATTAACAGCAGATAATCTACAACTATCATATGCACATAAAGGTAATTCACTACAAGGATTGGTAGAAATAGTTTTAAATCCTTCATAACAATCTGCAGGAGATTCTTTTATTATTTTATCCCAAAACAGTACACCAGGTTCTCCATTTTTCCAAGCTTGATGAATTAGTTTATCCCAGATTTCTCTGTTTTTAGGATTATCCAGATTTATCATAAAATCATCAAATACTCTTACAGATATATTAGCCCCTGTTATTTTGGTTAGATCATCTTTGCAAGTAATAAAATGTTTAATATCAGGATGATCGACTCCCATAGAAAGCATTAAAGCACCCCTTCTTCCTTCTTGGGCTACTTCTCTGGTAGTATTGGAGAATCTTTCTGCAAAACTTACTGATCCAGTAGAAGAGATAGCGGCATTGTTAACTTTAGATCCTCTTGATCTTAAGGTAGATAAATCAACTCCAACTCCTCCTCTTCTTTTCATTAACTGTGCTAATTCCTGATCAGTTTTAAAAATTCCTCCATAACTATCTACTGGGGAATCTACTACAAAGCAGTTCCCCAAAGTAGACAGTGTAAAGTTATTACCAATTCCAAATAAACATGAACCACCTAATACAAACTTATTATATCCAGATAATAGTTCATAAATAATACTATAATCAATAGGATTAGGATATTTTTGTTCTATCCTATGTAACTCTCTTGCAAGTCTTTTTATTGTATCATCAGGATCAAATTCAAAAAAATTATTTTCATCTATTTTAAGAGCATATTTATCCAACCACACCTTTGCTATAAGATCATCATTAAAGTAATCTATAGCATTTTTTTCAACCTCACTTCTCTTATACATAATTATTAACTATTAAATTGATAATATAATTCGTTATTGCTTATATCTTCTTCTAGTTCATATTCACCTTTACTAAGAGTTAAATCATAAGGAGTAAGATTTGTTTCTCCTAGTTCAATTTTATTTAAATAACTTTTTAAAGCTCTCATAATTTCTTGTACACTAGGTAAACTATATCTATATTGCAATCCTATTTGCATAAAAGAATAATGCATTTCATCAGAAATTCTAAGTATTACGGGATATAAAGGTTTTAATCTACTTACATATACAAATCTAAAATCATCAACCCCATAATCCTCAAACTCAGGAATCTCTTTAATAAATGCCATAAGGCCCTCTTTATATAGAGCTGCTTGATACATGTATTTGTATTTATATATAGCAGATTTTAAAAATACTCTAAAATAATCTGATCCTGTTTTAAGATCATATGGACGTATTTTTTTATTTTTATGATCAACTATAATAACATCTAGCATACTCTTAAATAAGAGATCACGAAGAATGTATTTTATCTTATATTGATATAAGATCTCAATATTCTGAGCTTTTTGTTCTACTTCGCTCATAAATAAAAATGAACTCCATGGATGTGTAATAAAAGTATTTGCATTTAATTGAGCTTCTTTATAGAGATCAGAACTAATAATTAATTTACTTTTACTAGTATGAATAAGCTCTATATATTTAGTACAGTTATCAAGTATTTTTTGTTTTTTTACAGGAATACCCCAATTAACTTTTGATCCCGTATTATTATAACATTCTTCTATTTGAATATCTGTAAGATTATTAATATTGAAATTATTTTCAATA